AGTTGAATAATTATAGTTATTTATAATTTATATAATAAATATATCTTTAAGTTGTTTTATTATTTACAAATATTTTAATTTTTTAGAATTAAACGATTTAAATAAAAAGTAAAAATATAAAATGTAAAAATATAAAAAAAAATCTAAGGTTGGATTTCTACATCTTTTTTTAGATTTTCTTTTTTCAATTTATACTGCTCCCGCCTTTTGGCATTCACAGAGATTTTTTTTGCGACAATTTCTTCTTCTGTCAAAACTGGCTTTTCGTTTTTGATTTTTAAATAGTAGTCAGCGCGGTCTTTTTTATGAGCCCTTGCATATTCTCTTGCATAATTTCTAAGGTTTTCTTTATGCATTTCACTGTATGCTTTGTTATATTCGCGTTTTTCTGCTACATGTTCTGCATTATATTTTTTATTGTATTCTTTCATATACGCCATTAATTGCTCCTTTTTAGGCTCATAATACTTTTTCTTGCGATATTCAGTATATACTCGCTTTTGTTGTTCCTCGGTCATATTATCAACAATTGAACTCATTTTTATAAATTGGTTCTAGATATATATTATAATAAAGTTATCTTTAAGTTATTAAATTGTTTATATATTATAATATACAAATATTTTTATTTTTTAAAATTTACGAGTTAGTTGAAATAATTAATATTATTTAATAAATTTATTAAAACATTTTATACAAATAATTTTATGTCTATATATAAATACATGTTTATATCTAAAACAAATATAACAAACATATAAAATATTTTGAGATGGCATTTACAGTTCAAAAGCATAATAAATCTAATATATATAGAGTTATTAATTCAAAGGGTGATGTAGTTGATAAAGTTATAATATTAATGAAAAGTCCTGAAGATACAGATAAAAAATATAGAGTAATATTACCAGATAATAAACACGTTGATTTTGGAGCCAGAGATTATAAAGACTATACAATATATAGTAGTAAATACCCAAAAGAAACTGCCGATTTTCACAAAGAACATTATATACTGAGACACGAGGCATTAGGCACTGAGAACTGGAAAGACTGGCGGACTGCTGGTTTCTGGTCTAGGTGGTTATTATGGAATTATCCTACTATAAAAGAAAGTATACAGGATATTGAAAAAAGGATAAAAATGAAAATTATTCAAATTTAAAATATTATATAAATATAAATATAAAAACAACTATCTAGTTTTTAAACTTTTTAAAAATGCCAAAAGCTAAAAAAGAAAAAGTAGTAAAAGAGGAACTAAGCCAATTATCACACGCTGAACTCAAAAGGATTACAAAGAGATACAATGACTATGTTAAAATACCTAGGTATTCTAAATTAACACATCAGGAATTACTAGCTCAACTAAATAAATATATATCTTTGAAAGATGGATATATACACATAAACTCTTTTGAGAAATATAAAATGGATTATTCAGTGGCACCTAGAAAACCGAAAGAAACAAAAGAACCAGAACCAGCACCAGAACCAGTCCCAGCACCTAAAAAGAAAGAACCAGAACCTGAAAAAGAACCTGAAAAAGATATTATTAATGTTGAGGACTTTGAACCAATTTTTAAACTATTTTATACTTACAATAAGTTTTCTAAACCAGAAATAAAAGAACAAAGAGGTGAATTATTAGATGAGGCAACAACTAAATATTATCAAACATTAAATTTTAAAAAATTAATAAATAATATAAAACAAGAAATTAAAGAATTAGATAAATTAAATAAATTTTATAAACAATCTAATTTGAATGATGTTAAAAGTGAATATGTTGATAAAACATATTATTTGATATATGGTAGATTAACTGGATTACTAGAATTATATAAAAAATTAGAAAAAGTAGGTGAACCAGTTAATATAGACGATGCCAAAGTAGTAGTTCGTTTATATTTTGAAATTAGTGATTTATTAAAAGACAATCCAGAAAAAGATGTTAAACATTTTGAATCATTAAAAACTAAATGGAAACTCTAATCAAAAGTAATTACTACATCTGGCAATTCAACTTTTTTACTACCTTTTTTTATTTGACTTTCATCTTTTACGTATGCCCTAGACATGCTGGTGCTATGACCCATTGCCTCCGCAGTCTTTTCTCTTTCTGCATCTGCCTCACCGTATGCATCGCTCAAAAAAATATGGCGCAATAAAGAGCTACCAATTTTTTTATGAAATATTTTATTTAATATTCTAGTAATACTATTACTTGCTTTTAATTCGCTACCATCAAAATATACTAAAAATTTTACATTTGTATTTTTGTTTAAATTACCATTTTTTAATAATGGGTGAAATTTCAAATATGTAGTAATGCACTCTTTCAGCTCTGGCGGTATATCTATTGTCTGTTGGTTGAATTTACCTTTGGTTTTAAACACATTAAATATAAATTTATTATTGTCATAATCTAAATAATTTACATCTTGTGGGTCAGTATCTTTAACACTTTTTTTTATATTCATTAACTGGTAATCCTGATTACGTCGTGGCTTTGTCTTAACATAAAGACTCAAAACCATATATTGTAATACTAAATTAAATTTAGTTTCTGTAATAGGTTTAGTCAATGCTTTGACTTTTTCGTTTAATGCATCCCATTCTTTCTTTACATTATCGAATGTCATCCAATTATCGCTTTGTTCTCTACTCATAGCACTAGTTGGTGTATCACTAATTGCTTTCGCCTCATCAATCATTAATTTATAATATTTACTAGTTAATACCTGTATAGGTTTATTATCTAGAAAACAATTGATAGTTGAAACTATCGATATCAAATAACCCTTTCTAGTATTGGGTTTTAAATCTGCTAGTTGCTTTAAAACATTATCAACCTTGTTTAAAAATTTAAAGTCTTTGAGTTCAGCACCTCCATTTAACCTACGTAAATTTCGTAAGTATAAATTAATTGAACTATCACTTAGTTTTTTAGCTTTAAGCTTTTCTTTGATTGAATCCTCAAAAGATGACATTTTATAAATTGATTCTGGAAATATATTTTATTTTATATTATATTAATATTATATTTTTATTTGTAAAACACAAAACAAATATTTACTAAATAAAATATAGATTTAAAATTTTCATTTTTTTTATCTTTATATATTAAATACATTATATTGTAAATTATAAATTGTAATAATTATAAATGAGTAGCTTTACATTTGAAGATGTAGGAAGACCTGTTGCAATTATTAAAGGTGGTAAAGGAACTAATAAAAAAATCTATCTAGCAAACAAAGAAGAAAGTGAAACAGTTGATAATAAAAAACCATATTATATGATTGTTGATTCTGGAAAGTTTCAACCATTACCAAATTTTGAGAAGGAGCGAGAGATAGGCTATTGCACTGCACCGTCTGGGGCTGGTAAATCCCACTACACAAAAAACTATATAATTGAATATAAAAAAAAATATAAAGATAGAAGCGTATATATATTTTCTGCTTTGAAAGAAGATGAAACTCTGGACTCATTGAAATATATACAAAGAATACGTATTGATGGTTCATTAATATCTAATCCATTAGGCATTGATGATTTTGAGAGTTGTTTGGTTGTTATGGACGATATAGACGTCATCCCTGATAAACATATGCGTGATGCTGTATATAAGTTATTGAATGAGATATTACAGACTGGGAGGCATACAAAAACTACATGTCTAATAACTAATCATCTGGCTACTAATGGTAAAGAGACTAGAATCATTTTAAATGAAGCACATTTTATAACAGTGTTCTTTGGTAGTGGTTCTGCGAAAGGTATAAATTACTTACTAGAAAAATATATTGGTCTAGATACAAAAGAGATTAAAAAAATAAAAAAATTGAGTAGTGGTAGTAGATGGACTACAATTTATACTGCCAGTCCGCAGTACATTATTGATGAAAAGCAATGCTATTTGCTTTCATCATTAGATGTTGAATGATTTTTTTTAGATATATATCTTAATTTAGTTTTAGCTATTATTTCATCTTTATTAGATTGATAATAATCTTTTTTTTTTTCTAAAATTTCTATTTTATTAATTTCATAATTATTTTTTCTTTGTATTTTAATTTTATCTTTATTTACTATTAGATAGTTTTGTTGCTGTTCTTTTATTTCATCTTTATGAATTTCACGATAAGCTTTTATTTTATCTTTTTCCTCTATTGCATATTCTTTAACAGTCCTACCTGCAATATTTACATTAACAATACTATCTTTATGTAATCTAATTAATTCACCCTCGCGCTTGTGTAATTCCTCCTTACTATTACAAGGGTAAGATTCAAATAATTCAATATAAGCATCACCTAGTTTTAATATATCATATGACCTAGTATATCTATATTTATTTTGTAGAAATAATTTATAATTTGCTTTATGTTGAGAAAATCTTTTACTTAATGGATTAACAGTAGTTCCTAAATAAAATTTAACAGTGCTAGGACTACGAATAGTATATACTTTACTTAGTTGATAATCGATAGGCATCTTTAAATAACTTATTATGACTTATTTATACTTATTATAACTTATTATATCTTTAAGTTGTTTTTTTTGTCATTATATTTCTACATTTTATATTTTTCACGGTAAATTTCATATAATGATTTAAATTTAAAACATTTATATATGTTTTACGTTAAAAATAAGCTTATTTTTAACGTAAAACACTAATAAATGTAATACAGTAATAAAACAAATCAAAATTTACCGTGAAAAATCAAACTAATCATACAAAAACGCCATTAATTCATCTAATCTTAATTAACTTATCTATCGGTATCCATACCATCTCCTTATTACAATCATAAGTGCCTATCCTACCTGTTCTTTGAAACATTGATGATTTAAAAGATTTAAATATTTCAATATCATGTTTGATATAATACAAACCATCTGTAAAATTAAATAAAATTATTAATGGTTTAATATTCTTATTACTATTAATTTTATAAGTATCTATCATTGTAGTAGGGTATGTATTATATTTATTTGTTCTAGACTTTAATTCATATAAATTATTGTCTCCTACAAAATCGCAAGACGCATAACGCTCTTTTGATTGCTTAATATTATCATCAAAATAATCCACAATAATATTAAATACCTCAGCCTCTTTTACTTTACCATTATTATAATCATCATTAAAATTTCTAGACATTTTATAAATTAGTTCTGGTGTTGATATTTATTATTATTTACAAATATTTTTATTTTTTGTTTTAACCGAATAGAATAAATATATACAAAAAAAATAAAAAAATAAATATATAAATATAAATTAATACTTATAAAAATAATATACAATATATATAATACAATCTATATTATATTATAGTTTAAAAAATGTCTCTTTTCGGCAATCCTGCAACTAATGTTAATAACAAATCAACTCATGTATACTTAGATGTAGCCATTACGAATGATAAATTAAGTTCTAATGGTGATACTAGACCTATTCCAGTTGATTTCAATGATACGAGGACGATACCTTACCTAGCTTGTGGTGATGAGTATTTTATGAGTGTTGTTAGGTTTTCAATTGAATCAAATTTACCAGTAGCAATACCAGAAATACAACTACCACAAAATGCTGAGAATTTCAATCAAACTGTTTTCAGTTTTACTTTTAATTACACTAGTTATGATGCATTAGGTGTTCCTAATAATTATGCACCTATTCAAAAATTTATGATTTTTGAACCAGAAAATATTTACTTACAAGCTCCAACTTACGCACAAAATCCAAATGACATTTTATTTAATGATTATTTTTATGTCAATTCAGTTCAAACTATTGTAGATATGATGAATAAGACACTTAAAAGTTGTTATGATGCTATGGCATTAATTCATAACGGGGTATACCCATTAGGCACTAGTTCAGCACCATATTTAGTTTTAGATGAAGACACAAACAAATTGACATTTTATGGTGCTAGTGATTATTTTACAAATCAAAATATAACTACTGATATTACAAGAGCTAATAGCCATTCAGTAAATGTATTTATGAATGCTAGCATGTATAACTGGTTGAATAGTTTTCCTACATATAATTTGGGCTTTTCATCAACATTAGGTCAAAATTATTTAATAAACTTTAAGCCTCTCCCAGTCAATGGTAATATTGTAAGCCAACCATTTTTAGGTGCTAACGGTCATCAATATAATTATTATACATTAACTCAATCTTATTCATCCGTTCCTGCGTGGGTTCCTGTTTCTAGTATTGTTTTAACTAGTAGTTTAATACCTGTTGAAGCTACAAATGTAGGTGCTCCCAAAGTATATACTAATAATCCATTAGTTCCATTAAACAATGCTAATTTAAGTAATGTAATAAGTGATTTTGAGGTTCCATTATTTACTGGTTTAGAACTCCGCGGTATCAATTCTTACAGCCCAACTGCCGAATATAGATTAAGCGATTTAAGAAGTAATACTGAATTATCCAGAGTTCAAATATCGTTCGGTTGGAAGGATAAACTGGGAAATTTACATCCTATGGTTCTCCTCTCTGGACAAAGCGCCAATTGTAAAATATTGTTTCGTAAAAAGATATTCAACAATTGTTAATAATTATAATAATTATTAAATTTGTAAAAATCTGTAATTTTTATATTTTTCTTAATAATATTTTGTTTAATTTTTATTTTTTTTATATTTCATAATATTAATAAAACAAAATTATAAATTTTTATAAAACTTTCAACTATTCAACTATATATTAAATTATTATTTATTAAAAATGTCCTCTAATATCGAACCTATTCTTGTTCGTGATGATAAACTCATGCCTAAGGATGTATTGCCTTTTGCCGTTTATAAATCAGCCCAAAGCATTGTAGTTCAACCTTTTGTAGGTGCATCTGCTAGTCCATCCTCCTCTACCATTCAGGTCTATACACCCAGTGTAAATACAATCATTTCTACCGAGGTTTTGTGGCAGAATACTGTGCGATTTAAGTGCACGGGAACTGTTAGAAATAAAGGTGATTTTTTAATAAACATAGGCAGCACTGATTCTCTCGCACCTTTTCCTATGCATTCTTTATTGACTACTGCTACCGTCACGATTAACTCTACTACTGTTTCGAATAACTTTGTAGATACTCTCCCACTTATGTTGCAGGGAATGAGTAAAGAAGAACTAGTCCATTATGCATCAATGACACCTACCTATTTAGATAACTGTCAATCTTATTCATCTGTATATACTCCTGTTTTTCCTGTTGTTGCAGCTTTACCAGGAACAAATGCAGCTGCTGATATTCAAACAGCAGCTCAATTAGATATGAATGGTGTTGCAGCTCAAACTCTGGGATTTATTAGTGCTCTTACTACTAACAACCCTCTTTCTAGTGTTAGGTTTGCTGATGATGAAAATCACGCTCCCCGAGGTGCTTTTGCTTATGAATCTATTGAAGGCAACGTTGCAGCTCCTAATGATAACACAAAAATGACTGTTTATATTACGTATCGTTTAGTAGAACCTCTATTGCTTTCTCCTTTCACCACCATTAGAAATGCGCTCGGTATGTATGGTATCAGCAATATTAGTGCAGTTTTCAATTTCGATTCACAGGCTAAGCGTTGCTGGCGCAGAGCATATGACCCTGCCCGATTTGGGACTAATGCGGATGGTAATGATTTCAGTTGTGTTATTGATTCTATCACTCAACCAACACTCATCATTGAGTCGTTGACCTGTCCACCTGACGTTATTTTACCACAAACCAACTGCCATTCATACTATGATTTACCACGCTATTTGACCGCAGCTGTTGAATGTAAAGGAGGTGCTACTTTTTCAAATGATGTTAATATAGCAACTGGTCTCACTGTATCATCATATAAACCAAATGTAAATTCTGCTAGTTCTCAAAACATTCAGCTCAATCAAATACCCAGTAAACTTTTTATTGCTGTTAAAAAACAACAAAGTGATTTAAGTTATAACGACCCTGATTGCTTTCTACCAATTACAAAAGTAAGTATTAACTGGAACAATACCTCAGGTCTCCTTTCTAGTGCAGACCAAAGGACGCTGTATCGTATGAGTAAAGAAGCAGGTTATGCTGGAAGCTGGAATCAATGGTCTGGACGTGCTAATCAAGCTGCATATTTCAATCAAAATACAGCACGAACTGCTGATTTGACTGCTGATGCTACACAATCGTTTTTCACTGCTGGTGCCCCCCTTATTTTGGATTTTGGACGTCATATTGCTCTCAATGAACCAGCTCTACAAGCACCAGGAAGTATCGGTCAATATAACTTACAGATTAATGTTGATTATGTAAATAATACTGGTGCTAATTTGACAGGACAAATCATTATTATGGTGATGAATTCTGGATTAATTGCTATCAACAATGGTTCTGCCCAGGTATACAGTGGTGTTTTATCTAAACAAATGTGCCTAGATGCAAGTATGCAAACTCCCGTTTCTCACGGTGATTTGACTCGTATGATTGGTAAAGGTAGTTGGTGGAGTTCGATTAAATCGAATATTTCTAGTCATCTACCATTGCTTAAATCTCTTGCAGAAAAAGCTCTCCCAGAAGTGCGAAAAGCATTAGAAGGTAAAGAAGGAGTAGCTGGTCTTGCTAGTAAAGGTTTGAAGATGGCAGGTTATGGTGCATCTGGTGGTGGTATGTCTGGTGGTCGTCTAGCTGGTCGTCTTATGTAAATAAGTTTTGTAAAACTTAACTAAACATAATTACATGTTTTATTAATTTTTATTAATTATTTGTTTAATTTTCAAATTTTATTTTCTTTATAAATAATAAAACAATATTATAATATTATAGATTATTACAATTATATTTATTCTAGTAAAAAATGGAAAATGATTTATTAAGTATATCTGCTTATGGAGTATCTATTATAACTGCAATTTACAGTTTTTATAAATATAAAAATATTGAGTCTCAACTAAAAGAACATAAATTTCAAATAAGCGAACAATTGAAAGTTGAAGATTTTGAACCAGAACCAACACCAGAACCAGTTATAGAAATAACACCTGTTATAGAACAAGAACCACTTATTGCATATTCAACTTTTCAAAATGCAGAACCAACAGAACCTGATGCAATTAAGTCATTATTAACTAATAAAGCAGGAGTCAAAGCTTTAATGGATATATTACAACTAATTAAATTAGACTTTCCAGATTTTGAAGATATAGCAGATGATAAAAAAGAAAAACCAGAAAGTCTTATATGAATAAGTTTTGTAAAACTTAACTAAACATTTATTATTATTTTTTTCTCTTATTAAATTAATATAAATTATATATATAATATATAATACAACATAATAACAGTTTTATAAATCTTATAAAATTTCAATATCAAAAAATGACTACTGAATATGATGACAATGCCAACCAACAGGTAATGGGATTATATCAACGTGAAATTCTAAACCAAAAAAGAGTAGGTCGTGCTTATGATATGGCAACTGGCACTATATCTAATAAACCTAGACAAATATATAAACCTCGACCAGATGAATATAGACATTATCAAAATAGTAATCAAATAATGGGTTCAGGAACTTTAATGGCTAGTAATGATATGATTGGTTCAGGATATGTCCCACCTGCTGATTTTGAAAATACGAGTATGTTAGGTAATAAGGGTATGAAAGCCGATAGTGAAATGCAAGGAGGACGCAGAATTGGTATGGCTAAGTTTCAAAAACATATGGAAGGGGGCAATATTTTTGATGACATGTGGTCTGGTATTAAAGAAGTGGGTAGTGATGTTTGGGACGGTATAAAAAGTGTTGGAGAGGACATATACTCAGGTGTAAAAGATGTTGGAGAGGAAGCTCTCAAAGTTGCACCTGAGGCTCTTTCTTATGTAGCTGAAAATCCCGAACTCTTAGCAGGTTTAGGAAAAAAGAAACGTAAATCTAAGAAATCTAAAAAAGCTAAGAAAGAAGAAAAAGTAGAAGAACTCAAAGAAGAACTAAAAGGCGGATATTGGAATAACTTAGAACAAAAGAAAGATATCAAAGGCAGAGGTAAAGCAAAGGCAAAGAAAGGTAAGAAAGCTATGAAAAAACAATGTGAAAGTAAAAGTGAAAGTGAAAGTGATGAAGAGGAAGGACTAGCAGGAGGAGAAATGCCAGCTAAACTAGACCGTAAAATTGGAGGAGCTGAAATTGTAAAAGCAGTAAAAATTGGTGGTAAAAAACCCGTTTCTAAATGGATTCAACATTGTATGGCTTATGCTAAACAACATAAATGTTCGTATAAACAGGCAATGAAAGATGCAAAAGCATCCTATAAAAAGTAAATTTTATATTTTTAATTATTTTTTTTTTGTTTTTAAATCTTTATAAATATATAATATAATAATAATAAGTATACATAATAACAACTGTCTAGTTTTATTTAATTATAATATATTTATAAAAAATGTTTAATTCTCAATATGCACCTATGCACCTTACTTTGTTTAATGAGTCAATCGCAGCAGAAAATGAAGTTAGAAAACATGTTTTTAATGATATTCAAAAACAGGTAGCAAGTATGTCGCAAGAACACAGCGAACCTAGAAGTGCTTTATCATCTCAGGTAAAAGGACAATTTAATAGTATATATACTAAATTTAATAATGAAATAGATAAAGTTATACAAGCATTTAGACAAAATGTTAATATTAAAGATTCAGGAGATGTGCCATTATATTATAATCAACTAGCATTTTTAATAAATGGATTAAATCCATCTATTATTAGTTCTAATAGTATCGATATTAATGGTTTAGTATCTAAAATGGATGATTTAGTTGTTAAACTACGCTATTTACTTAAAATTGGTTTTGAAACATTTACTGATTATGATGTTTTGAAAGATATGGTTGATAATATTCTAGAACACGATTTTAAACCAGTTAGTATTAAAGTTGATGAAGACGTAATTTTAAAAGTTGTTATTAAATCTAAATCTTTTCAGGATGCATTAAATAGTTTCAATGATATATTTGACATTGTTAAAAAAGATGAATTTTTAGATTATAGAAATGATGAAGAATTAGATAAACTAAATGCAGAAATTGAAGCAATGAAAACGGATGTTTTATCTATTGAAAGTGAAAGTAGAGACCAAAAAGCAGTAGAATCTTTGAAAAATCGATATATATCTAAAATTGATGATATTACACGTAAAACACAAAAAATAGGACAATATTGTAAAAATGCAGAATTACAAAAAAATAAATTTTTTGAAAAAGCAACTTTGTATTTAAACACTAAAATACCTAGATTAAAAGATTCAATAGATGAGTTAATTGAAAGATTTAAACAACAAGATGTAATAACTTTAATGGATACTAAATATAAAGATGTTGATATACAAACAACATTTAATGGTGATTTATTAAATATTGTTGAAATTAATAATCAATTATTTCAAATAGTAAATGTAGAAAGAAAATATGATGAAGACATATTCAAACAAATGTATAATACTATTGATGTATTATCACAACAATTTGATACTATTAATACTAAATATGAAAAATTTTTTAATAAAACTTTACGAGCAAATGGTTTAAATAATAAGGAAACACGAAATAATTTTTATAGTGAAATAATAGAAGGTATTACATTAAGTGACGATGTTGTAGCAGATGATATACCACCACCTATTCAAAATCTTATACCTACACCAGCAAAAACAAAAGAAGGACAAGATATTCAAAGACCCGCCCAGCCATCAGTAGCAGTAGAAGAAGCACTGTTAAATCCAGCTGATGCATTAGTATTAAAAACACCTAGTAAAAAACCTATTAAATTAATAGGAAAAGAAACAACACCAAAAAAACCAGTATTAAGTGAAGAAGAGAAATTGAAAGAAAAAGAAGAAGCAGTTATCCAATCAAAAGCAAAACAAGCAGAAGTTAAACAAAAAGAAAAAGAACAAAAAGCAAAAGAAGAACAATCACAAGCAGTAGCACAACAAGAACAACAATTAGGAGAAGGAAAACCAAAACGTAGAATTGGTAAAGGTCATAAAAAGTCCAAAAAACCAGTAATGAAACATTCTAGTATGTTTATGAATTATTTAGATGATACAGATGACAAATTATTACCTAATCTACCTAGAAAAATAGTCCCGTATGGTTTATAACATGTTATCATTTATTTATTTTTTTTTATTTATTTATATTAATATAGTATATATACTCTACAATCAAAAATGGATATTACTGAAAAAAAAAGTATACAACCAGTTATACAGGATTTTATAAATAAATTGAAATATTTAAATAATAGTGTTCTTATTGTTGGATCTAGTAGCCTAAAATCACAACAATTTACAAGTGATATTGATTTAATAACTAATTGTAATCTAGACTTAAAACCAGAAAAAGCATTCGAAATATTTAAAAGTATTCTAGAATATATTAATTTAAGTGAAAATATATATTTTATAGAATTTAAATATCAAAATAAAGATGGTAAAAAACATAAAATATTAAATTATAAAAAATTTGATTATCATGTATTTAAAGAATATTATAATCAAAATTTAGATTTTATGAAACTAGATACAATAGTATATATACCAAATACAGGTTTTAAAGAATTAAGCATTATATATAATTTCAATGATAAAAAATTGAAAATAAAAGAGAAAATACAATCTCTTAAAGATGATTATAAAGAACTAGTAAATGAAGGCTCATATTATAAAGCTTTGAAACGTGTTTTCAGCATCATCAAAGAGAAAGACACAGAACATGCATTTTTACAAAAACTAAGTAGCTTTTTTAATAGTAATACAGGTCTAGAATATCAGCGTATGAATAATTTAATGGCAATAGAGATTATATTTAAAAAATATAAAGATACTACAACTAAAAACAGGATTAAAGAGAATTTAACAAAAATTGGTTTATCTAGTAGTAAAAGTATTACTACCGAAATTAATAAATTGCGTAAATCAGTTAATAAAGAAGCAAAATCATTCATAGATTCATTCAAATTATCCATAGATGAATTTATTTGAATATATAAAATTTATTTGTATTTTTAATGTTTGTCTTATATTTTTTTTATGTTATTATATTAATAAACATATTAAATATTATATTCTAGAACTTATATAATAATCTTAGTATACTAATCTAAAAATGGCTACTGCCCGACTTTTACAGAATTTACAGTATCAAATTTCAAATGCACCCGATACTCTTAATATGAACGATCACGATATAACAAATGTTGCCACACTGCATTATACAACACTAGACCCACCAATTGATGTTGGGAGCGGTAATTTAAACAATCCCAGCACTAGCACTTTTAATTGTAATGGTAATGATATTATTTTAGTTAATAATGAAGGTTTTGATTATAAAAATAAAGCTATTTCTGGAACAAATAGTGTTAGTATCAACCCAGACAGAATAATAATAAATCAAAACGGAATAGACCCAACAGGAGTAAATCCGCCTATTAGTCCAGTTCTACCCAATACTACTACATTAACCAGAACAGATATAACATTAACAGATGGGACAAATACACTAGTTGTTAATTCAATAGGAATAAATGGGACAGTTTTAGATATTGCATCTGGTAATGATATTAATATAAGAACAAATAAAGATGCAGAAGAAATAAATAATAGTAAGGTATATTTGGATAATACGGGTGTTTCTCTTATTGGTTATAATTATAATTTAGATACTGAATGTAATGTAAAATATGATATAGCGGGAGATTTGACTTTTACAGGTGGAACTCAAAATATAACAACTTTTGGAACAACTACCAGTGGTAATTTTATTTTAAATCCACAACTAGCAGGTGTAATAACGTATACCGATACTACAACACAGGCAACGGCATATAAGAATCTAGACGTCCAGACTATAACATCTGTTATACAAAATACAGGAACTACTGCTTTTTTATCAGCATCGGCAACAACAGACCATAATGTTAATATTGATTTGAATGTAGCTTTACCAGGAACTAGCGGATATGTTCTATCATCAACAGAAAATGGGGTTTTAAGTTGGGTTGATAAAAATGATGGAGCTGGGAACATGTATAATCCATCTATTGCAAATTTAGATATGGCGAATTTTAATATTACACGTGTAAATACTTTAACAGCAGATGACGATAATCTTTTAAACATATATACACTAAATGATGGAACAATTGAACTACAAACTAATTTGAATTCTACTGATGAGTTTGGAGGTGCAAGTGTTGCTATTTCAAAAATTGGTGTAAGATTAATAAGTCGTGATGCCGAAGATATAAATGAGAGTAATATTTTATATAATGGTGATTTAACTTTTACAGGAGGAACACAAAATATTAATAATACATTAGGAACAACTACCAGTGGTAATTTTACGCTAGATGAAAATGGAATAATTACATTTGGAGATTTAACAACACAGAACACGGCATATAAGAATCTAGACGTTCAAACTATTACATCTACTATTAAACCTACTGCAACTACTGGGTATTTAACATCGTCAGCTACAACAGATCACAATGTTGACATTGATTTAAACGTGCCTTTGTGTGGAACAGATGGTTTTGTTTTATCATCAACTATTGAAGGTATTCTTAGTTGGGCGAGTGTTGTTGCTACACCAGCTAATGCATTTTATGTAAATGATAATGTAAACATGTTAGAAGACGTATTACCTTTAATGTCCGTTGGTGATGTTGTTTATATTTCATCTGGAAGTTTCGGTAGTTCTAATAGTTTAACAATTAACAAAACAAATATTGGAATAATAGCCCCAAACGTCCAGCCAGCTATTACTGAATTATTATATACTAGTGTATCTATACAGGGAAGCCAAATTCGATGTGTTAATATTCAATTTGATTGTCCCGTTGTTATTACGAGTGCTAATTCACGATTTGATGATTGCGATTTTACGAAAAATTTGACAATTACACCATCTGGATATATGACATTTAATAATTGCGAATTTGTAGGAACAGGTAATACATTAACTGTTAGTCCCAATATTTCAGCAGTATTATTTACTAATTGTAATTTTAATGGTATAACATTTGTTTTATCTAATCCATCACCATTACAGGTATTTTTCAATAATTGTATAAATTTTTCATCATATCCTACTAATGCTACATATGCTGGATTAAATGCTAAACAAGATTTAACAAGTGATTTAACAATTACTAATGTTAAATATAATGGTAATAATACTACACAATCAACGGCATATTTGAATACTGACGTTCAAACTATAACATCTACTATTAAACCAACAGCAACTAATTCGTATTTAACATCGTCAGCAACAACTAATCATGTAGTTAATATTGATTTGAATGTAGGACTACCAGATGTTTCAGGAAAAGTTCTAAGTTCAACAACAGCAGGTGCTTTGAGTTGGATAGAAAGCGGAGGAGGTGGAGGAGGTAATATGTTTAATCCTAGTATTGCTAATTTAAATATGGATTCAAATAGTATTACTAATGTACCAGGATTATCAGGTGTTAATTTTTTGTCTGGTGGTGAAAATGTCAATAATGGGATGGATATTTTCACATATAAAGAAAATCAACCTTTGTCATTATATATAAATGATACACAAGTTGGAAGTGGAAAAATACCATATATTAAAATAAGTGATACAGGGATTTTTTTGGGTAATCTCGCAGATGAAACCGCATATTTAAAATATGATGATAATCTTTTAAAATTGGTTGGAACTAATCCATCAATTGATAATACAGGGGGTAAAATACTTTCTACTGAACTACAAACACAAAGTATTAAATCAATAACAAATGTTGATATACCAAATAATCTATTTTCAATAATGAATAATAACCCAGTAGGAGTAGATGAAAAATTACCAGCGGTTCAAATATCCGCTTTTGATTTAGTAGGAACAACAAATTCATATATTAATATTGATAGCAATACAGGTTTTGATTTTAATCATCGTAAAACAGTAAGTAGTGTATTAAGTAATTATGAATTAACTTTAACAGAAGGAAATTTGGAACTTATAGGAACTAATACATATGCAAATACAACTATTAAAAATTTGAATGGTGATATATATGCAAAAGACTTTGTATTATCTGCTAATACACTAGGACAACCAAATAATATTATTACATTTGGAGATACTACAACACAGGATACAGCATATAAGGCGCTGGATATCCAAACACTAGCAGGAGTAGAAAAAACACTAGGAGGGACGCCTTTTTTAACTGCTGTTGTAGATGGTGATGATAGTCATAAATGGAATATAGACCTAAATGTAGCATATCCAGATACAACTGGAAAAGTTTTGAGTTCAACAACAACAGGTGTTTTGAGTTGGGTTTCTGCTGGGGGTGGTGGGGGCGGTTCTATGAATAATCCATCAACTGCTAATTTAGATATGGCTGATTTTAATATTATTAATGCTACAAAAATTGAAAAAGATGATGATATAGCAAATCTTACAAACTTATTTGATGATGTATATACACCTACAAATTCAACATTATTTGTAATACAACCTATACCATATACTAGCGGTATGTTTGATGGGAAACCAGTTATAGCATCAGGTAATCCGTTTGAACCAGATGTAGCAGTCCCAGCAGGTTGTCTTTTGACATATTTTTATAATAAAGGAAAAGATGAAACATTATCTGTTGCAAATCAGAGCGGTAATATATGGAATATTAACGCATTACAAAGTAGTATAAATATCCCATCAGCATATTATCAATTTTTAGTAGGTGGAACTCTACAACTAACAAATACTACTATTGAAAATTATCCTATAATAACTGCCGTAAATTTTATTTCTACAACTGAGTATGGACTATTTTTTATATATAATGGAATAGATACACCAACTATTGACAATTTAGTAGTATATTTACCAGATACAATTTCGCCACCAGTTCCCGTAGGAACTACTATTTCTAGTTCAACATACACACCAACTATTACACCAACACAATATAATTTAACAATCACTACAAATAATAATATAGGTTTAATTTCACCTATAATTACACAAGATGAAAAAGTATATTTTTTTTATAATCTAACTATTTCTTACCCAGTCCCAAATAGTAGTATTCAATTCGGTAATCAACAATTAACATTTAATGCAGGTGGTGGCGGTGATATGGTTTTAACTAAAACGGCATTACAATTACCTACTTTATCAATAGAACCAGAAAATATAATATTTACTGATGCTACAATACAAACAACTGCATTTACTAATCCTTTTACATCTGTTGGCGATGTCGCATTTGATATGAATAATAAAAATATTACAAATGTAAACACAATTACTACAACTACATGTAATGCTACTACTGCATCAATTACTACAACAAATACTGGATTAATTACACCTAATATAAAAAATAGTTTAACAGAATTAAGCACTAAATCTTTATTTATAAACTCCGCTAATACAATTGAAAATTATTTACAACAAAATACAGATTTTACATTTAATTATAACGGGGACAAAGTTTATTATTTATTCTCAGGAGAAGCAAAATTATATATATTGGATTATTCTTTACCTAATCCACTTACAAATTTTACTACAATTGAAAATAGCGACCTAGCAGGTGTATATGCAGTTAGTAATCCAGTAGGAAATCCAGTTATAGGAGAGTTTATATATTTTCTATCATACGCAGAAGGTAGTTTTCATAGATTAATAAAATATTATCTTTTTTATAATATATTTGAAATAGTAGCAGAATTAGACCCATTAAATGCTCTATGGGATAGAACAAACAATTTAGTAGCAACTTTATTAAGTGAAAATAGTGATGCGGTTTTTCTATATATTGGTAATCTAAATAAAATAACAGCACCAGAAACAGTTTTAATAACTATATATAAAATTTCAGCCAGTGATGGAACAATTACACCACAAGACATAAACGTGCCTAATGCAGGTAATGCAGAACTTATTTTAACATCATATATACCTTTTATAGACTATTCAAATTTACTACCAATTAATACAACAGGTGTATGTCTAGCTATAAAAGCTACTGATAATTCATTATCATATATTGCTTTGTATTTATGGGATACCTCAGTAAGTCAATATTTTCTATATTGGTATTCATTACCTAAATTAAATACACCAGTTAATACAATGCTACAAACATATGCAGATGCTAATACATCTCAATTTTCAACACCAACAGGTATTTGTGTAGCATATGGAGACAACACAGTTTATACATATAATTATATGGGTGTTTTACCAGAAGCAGAATTATCTCCAGATTATCTTTTTATTGAATTTACAGGTGTAGCAGGTCTTATGTCTATTTTAAATTTAACAGCAAAAACAGTAGCAAACCCAGCTTTACCATTTCAAAAAATAGGTAAATTTAGAAGTTGTTATGCTTATTTCACTTTATTAAATTTTACACAACAGACATCGAGCGTATATTTTGTAAATATGAATCCATTATTAATAAGACGAAGTTGGGAATTTACATCTAATACAAATAGTATAGGAACATTAACATACAATAATAAAAATAATTGTTTGTTTGGTATTTTTCAGGATACTCTAATTAATTTTTTTATAGATGGTAGTTCAGGTTTTTCTATTACAGATAACTTAACAATTACAACATCTTTAAATATCGCGAGTGATTATAATTACGGGACGAGTTTTGTTAGAACCACAAAAAATTGTGGCATTGTTTCATTAACTGGCTCACAAGCAATTATATACAATCCTTTAATAACACCTTATAGTGTTATATTACTTACTAAACAATCATTCGGTCATCCAAATGGTGTTATTGCTATTAGTTCAAAAAATTATGGTGATTGTTTTATAACATCTACTAATAATAATGATAATGACACTGTTGCATATATGATATGTAATAGTTAAGTTTTATAAAATTTATATTTTTAATTTTTTTTTTATTTTTAAAATATTTCATAAATATAATAATAAGTATTTAAGTAAATAAGTTATTCGTTATCGTGTTTTTTAAACTTTACAAAATGCCAGTAAAAAAGACAGAAGGAGGGGGTATTGGTTCATTTCTTAAAAAAACAGTATCAAAAGGTGTTGAAAAGGTCAAAGAAAAAGTAAAAGAAGTATTCACACCTCGTAATGGTTATAATAATAAAACTAGTTCGATTATAAAAAAATTCGGTAATCAAAAAATTAGAAATATTATTGTTGTAAGAGCACCTATTGAAAAATTCATTAAAACAGCATTAAATGCGATTACATTAGGTAAATTCAAAGAATCGCTAGCAAAAACACCATACGATGATTTATATCATTTAAGTTTGAATATCCAAATAGAAAATAATTCTATTATTACTATTGAAAAGAATGAAGTTATAAACATTCAAACAGGAGCTAAAACTTATAAAAACAGTGAAAAAATGAATGTTGATTTAAAAAATAAAGATATTACATTAAATGAATTTTTAGAAGCTGGTTATAAAAATGCAGGTAGTGATTCTAAATATTTTCAGTATGACGCGTTTTCGAATAATTGTCAAAATTATATCATGTATCTATTAAATGGTTCTGGATTATCTACACCAGAAATAAAAAAATTTGTTTTACAAGATATAAAAAATCTAATTGAAGAAACACCAGAATATGCCAAAAAAATAGCATCATTAACTACAACTGTTGCTGGTGTAGCAGATAAATTAATAGGTAATGGAATGATGGAAAAGCACAAGGAAGATTTAGATAAACTAGATTTAGATGATTTATTATATGTTATTGAAAAATATGATTTGAAAATTAAAGCAAAAACAAAGAAAGGTATTATTAAATTAATATTAAATGATAAGAATCATAAATTATTAATGGAGAATGGTTTTTTCATTAGATTACACTCTTATTTTAGTAAAGATAAAGAAGAAGTAAAAGAAGAAGAAGTTAAAACAGGAGGAGCGGAGCCGTTAGAGTATGCTCTAAAAAGTATAGCAGAAAATATCAAAGGTGGTAAGAAAAAAGGCAGACCATCAAAATTAGTATGTTTTCAAAAGCCAGAATTAATAAACGAACATGTAAATTTAATAAATACCTTATTAAAAGGTAATAATAAACAAAGAAAACGTGAAGCAGTTAAACAGTCAAAAGAGTTAAAAAAATACGAAAAATGAATGTAGAATCAATTAGTAATATTAGTCTAGAAACAGAAAGACAAATATATAATATACTAGCAAATAATAGAGTAGAAGATTTACATAAATTTTTAAATAAACGAAGAAACCTAAATCGAGGTAATCAAATTTTAAATTATTTATTTTATTTAATACAATCTAGCAGTATTGTTTTAACTAGTATAGGTCAGGCATATAGTAATAGTTATTGTATCTGGACGGGTGTTTGTTTGAGTTCTTTTAGTGGTGTAGTTCATTACTGGGAGCTAACCAATACAAAGATTAGTAAAGTATTACTACAAAATATTAAAGCTATTAAAGATAATAAATATATTGATGAAATTGTTTTCGATTTAGGAGAAGAAAAAGAAAGTAAAGATGAAAGAAAAAAATCTTATAGTAATTTAATAAATACAAATAATAGTGGTAATAGTAGTATAATATAAAATGGTAGAAACTTATAAAAATAAATTTAATAAAAAATATGGTTTTGATAAAGATGCATCTCACTCTTTGAAAGAGATATCCAAATTAACATGTTATAAACTATCAGGATTAAAAACTATTGTGAAAAAAGGTGAAGGGGCATATTATAGCAACCCGTCCAGCGTGAGACCACATATTAAATCACCGACAGAATGGGGCATAGCACGTGTATATAGTGCCGTTATGGGGGGGAAAGCATCAATAGTAGATGCAAAACATTTAATTAAGAAATAATTTTTGTTTAAGTTCAATTTTTTTGTTTTTTTTATTTATTAATATAAAGAAAATCAAAATGTCAAATAGACATCCTATATATAATATACATCATAAAGCATTTTATACATTAAGAACTTATACAGATGATACTGAAACTGATGGATATGTTATAATTTATAATTGTAATTGTGGAAAACAAATTAAAGCAAGGAATAATAACGTTTATAAACATAAGAATACTAAACGATGTCTAGATTATAATTTATTTTGTTAATATATAATAATATAAAATAATATAAAATGTCTGCAACATCAAAAGCAAAATATCCTACTGACAAAACTGAAAAAGCAGTTAAGGGTAAGATTCCGCAACCAATAGAATCAAAAATAAATAGCACACTAAGAACCGAGGATGAAATAAAGAAAATAGAGGATACTCCTCTCGGCGATGACACAATCAAAGCTTATTATCCTAGCGCATTAGTTATTACATATGATAAATTACGTAATTATAATAAAATTGAGGATTTACTGTCTGGTGATGGTTCCTATTGTTTCCTATTATATACTACCGAGGCTTTGAACTGTGGGCACTGGACTTTATTAGTTCGTCATAACGGTTATATTGAATATTGGGATTCTTATGGCGGGACAATAGATAATCCCCTTAAATGGATTACAAAGGAGAAAAGACAAGAACTAAAAATATTTGAACCATATTTACAACAATTATTAAAAAAAACTAATCTAGATGTATATTATAATCCTATTGATTATCAAAGCAGTAAAGATAATGATATATCAACGTGTGGCAGATACTGTGTCCTTAGACTCAAAACAATACTAGATTATAGAATGGATTTGAAAGCATTTTATAATATGATGTTGTCATTAAAGAAACACTATAACATGTCATTTGATGAATTGGTTAGTGATATTATAGATAAATTATAAATTTATTAACTTTACTCTGGATACATATTTATATTTTATTTTATTTTAACTTTACTCTGGATACATATTTATATTTTATTTTAATTTATTATTTTATATAATTATAAAGTGATGAGGTCATCACCATTTTTATGATTAGTGTTTTATAGGTCATCACCGTGTTTTTTGTGTATTTCTAGTGTAAAGTGATGAGGTGATGACGATAACGACAAAAAATGCCTAAAAATCATTTATATAAATATTATACTATAAATTATTTCTGGCAAAGTTTCTAAAATCGTCGTCACCGTCGTCACCTCATCACTTTATATATATTTAATAATAATATATATATATAAATAGTAGTAATATTCACTCAAAATGAAAAGTGATGACAAAGTGATGACGAACAAATTTAATAAATCGTCATCATCACCATAGTCATAATTATTATATTAATAATAAAAAAATACAAAATTTTAAAAATCACAACAATCTACATATCAATACTATAATTGAAATAATCACAATATTTTTTAGTATCAATAACATACTTAATACCTTTATTAGTTTTCTTACTTTCAATCCATTCAAACTTTTTTATTTTAGTTCCAAATAAATTGGCATTCATGATATTATCAATTCTGCATCTTTCACAATATTTAGTAAAATGACTATATAATTCAACACCCATATATTCTGTTTTATCATTTTCAGTAAAACTAATATCTTTTTCATATAATTTATATAAATTATCATTTAGAAATTCTTCAATTATTGGCTTTCTAGCAATTGATAATGTAGATGCAGTATTAACGTTAGCTTCTAAATTATAATTATTAGTATCATAATTAACCATATAATCA